TAGGCCTTGGACGTAAATTGTTTTGATTCCACCTACGGAATCACGGCAGCCGAGGGCGTAGCCAGTTGTTAAGGAGCAGGACATATGTGTATTTGGGTTTTAAGTTTCAAGAGAACAAAAAAGTGAGGGGAGGTTTCCCTCCCCCCTACACATTAGGTCAAGCGGAAGTCAACAACCAAGTCTGGATACGCCAGTTGCACGCCTGCTTTGAAAGCTGCGATACTCCGTACTTCGTCGTTTTCGCGTGCATAAAAGATGGAAAACTGCTCTTCGTCGGACAAAAGATCGGTTCCGTAAAAGAAGTTACCGAGGTAAGACGAAACGATGCGGTTTGTTCCAGTCAAGCCGGGGACTGCAATGACACGGACGTTTGTGCCGGGATACATGATGTCCCCGTCAGCAAGGCCAGCCAAGTCAACTTGGTTATACAGGACGTTAGCGGTTGATTTGAACGCACCAATCAACGTACGGAAGTTGTCCCAGCCGCAGAAGATTACGAGGTCAGTCTTGGTCAAGATGGCCTGTGGAATTTGGTTGTAGATGCCGTCGAAGATGGCGATTGCGTTGCCTGTGGTGATACCAACGGAGGCCGATACCGCTCCTGTGTTACCGCTAATGGTTGAACCCGAAGCAGCGTTCAACAACTGGTTGACACCTGAAAAGTAGGTGTTGCCCTTCCAAATTGCGTTCTCCAACGCTTCTGCGATGCGGAGAGCCTTCTGCTCGGCAAACGCCTGCTCGAATGGAACGCCTTCGTACATTGAACCAGCAGTCAACTGGGTCTGCATCCAGTACTGCTCCAAGGAGCGAGGACACAAAGTTTCCATGACCTTCATACGGCCAACGGTGATGACACGCTGACTGAATGTGGTAGTTCCTGAACTTGTGTAACCGCAAGTATCACCGCCTTGCAGAACTGCATCGGTGTCCATGAGGTTCAACGCAGATGCGAACTTGATGCCCACCTGCTTGGTGAACAGGGCTGCTGAACGAGCGGAGAATACCGCTTTGGTGATGAGAGGAAGCCTCTCTTGGTCGGTGTAGGCGCTTAGATTGCCAAAATTGTATGCCATGGTTAGTGGGGGGGGTTAGGGGTTTAGTTTTTTTTGAGTGATTGGAGTGCTTGTGCGAGAGCGTTGAAGTTCTGCGATGCCTGAGCCTTGCGTTGCTCAACGATTGCTGAACCGCTTGCTTTTGGGGCTTCGGCTGGGAGTTCGGAAACTTTTTCGACGATATCGGCCATGGTTTCAACCTGCGATGCGAATGCGGACATTTTCTCTTTCATCTTTCCCATTTCAGCGTATGCTGCCTTGAGTTCTTCCATGATGGCTCCGAGGTGCTTGGCGACGATGGCCTCCACAACTTCGGGGGTCATTGCGGGATAAGCGTCTTTGATTTCTTCGGTAACCTCAACGGCCACTTCGGGAGTGATTTCAGCAGCAACGGGCAAGGCTTCTATTTCGGGGGTCGCTACTTCAGCAGCGATGACCTCGACGATTTTGCCTCCTTCGGTCTTGATCGTGCCAACACCTTCGACGACATGCTCGCCATCGGGTGCAGGGAGAGTGCCTTCTTCGGCAACGACATAAACGGCAGTCCCGGCAACGAGGTCGCCATCCACACGGACAACCGTGCCATCGGTCAACTTGTAGTCGGCAAAGGACTGCTTTTGGGTGCTGAATTTGCGGAGTTCAGTCCGCAGGGATTCGATTGCGTTTTTCAGGTTCATAGTTAGTGGGATTTGTAGGTGGGGGTTAATTGTTGCAAAAAAGCGGTTAATTCGTCAGCGAGGCCAGCGAGTGCGACCTCCAGTTCGGATTCGGTCTTGTCCATCCCGAACAGGCCCTCAACGGAGAAACCCCGGAACAGGTTGCGGTTGTCCCAAACTTCGTCGTTCTCGACTTTGAAGGAACCGAACCAAGAGCCATCAGGAGTGTCCTCGTAGCCCTTGGGAGGCATGATGCCACGCTCGGCATCGGTTATAAATGACTCGAACATGAACACGCCATCCAGTTCGGCATTGTGGTAAGCGTTGACGTTGTGCTGGTTGCCTTGCTTGAAGTACTTCTGCACGATTTTGCGGATGGTGGCTTTGTCGAATACGACGTAGTACTCGCCATAGGTTTCGTCCTTCCTAAAGATGGGTGTGTCTGCAAGCATGAGAGGGCCAGTAAGCACTCTCCGCTCGCCTGTTTCAGTGAACTTTTGTGGTGTCTTTGCGAAGGCTTGGAATGGCCGTTCGATCGCTGGCATATCGGTCAGGGCCACGAATTGGACCCCTTCATCCACCTCGTCCACGGTCATCCTATAAATGGGTAGTTCCATGCAGGTAAATGTGATTAGGCTCCAAGAGTTGCAAATTCCTCCAACCTCCGAACCCTGCGAGTGCTTTGGGTGATGTCCCTCTCCACGACATAGGCTCGCATTGGTGATGAGCCTTGGCCTTGGCCTTGACCGAATCCAGACAGGTCGGTAACATTCGGGTTTGCAAAGATTGACGGGGCTGCTGCTTCACCTCCACCACCACCACCTGCTGCACCGCCACCCGCTGGAACGCTACCACCATCGCCCCCGCTTGTGATAGCCTTGCCTGCCTGAATACCTGCTGCTGTAATCGCTGCGATGCGTAGCCCTGCACGAATCTTTGAAAGCGTGTTGAGGGTTTTCGCTTGAGCCAACCCTGCTGCTCCACCTGTAACTGCATTAGCTGGATTCAAAGCGGCATTAGCCGTATTACCTGCCATCTCTTTTTGAAGGTTGATAATTACTTGGGCAATGGCCGAACCTTTCTCCAAAGCCAACGCAGCAAGAGCGATTCCTTTGCTTTGATTGCCAAAGGACTGCAAGATGTTTTGAACCGCTTGCAATGAGTCCATGGTTACCTGTTGCTTGAAGTCGGCCAAGGTTTGCTCGTTCGCCTTCATGTCCTCGTTGAACTTGATGCGACGCTCCATCTCGGTCTGCACCGCTTGGGCGTTCAAAGCGTCCTGCTTGGCGTTTTGGTCAGCGGTAATCTGCACCAAAGCATCAGCCGTTGTCTTGGCTTGCAGTACTTCGGTTTCAGCCATGATAGCCCTTGAGCGAGCCTGCTCTTCCATCATTAACCTGCGAGCCTCTGCAGTCTTCTTGTCATCTTCTTCACGCTTCCTGTTGGCCTCAATCTGCGCCTCCGTGTGGGCTTCGTATGCATCCCGGTAATTGGAGAGGGCTGCTTCTTCACGCATCAAAGCGTCCTCCCTCGCTTTCGCTGCGATGGCTGGGTCGGGTAGGTTCAGGAACCTGCGGACCGCTGCGGTGAGTTCATCCCATTTAGCGACCAAAAGCCCTACGGCTGCGATGGCTGCACCGATACCCGTTGCAAGGAGGGCGATTCTAAACGCCTTCATCGCCCCGGTACTTGCCCCGACTGCGGTTGCGTAGAGGGCCTGCGCTGCTGCCTGCCCTTGGGTTATCAGGATGCTATCCTTGTTGAGCAGGTTGGCTACCTGCTGCACTCCAGTAGCGAGAGCCATGGCCCCTTGGACCTTGAGTAACGATTTCTGCAAGTCCTCGTTCTCGGAGCCGAACAACGCTGCTGCACCTTGGGCGATTTGAAACCCTGCCGTTATCCCCTGCACCGCTGAAACAACGGTGTCAATCCTTACGGTGTCGCTTGCAAGGGTCTTGATTCGCTGCGAGGTGTCCCCGATTTGATCCTTGAGTTTCCCTGCTTCGGCCTCCATTTGCTTGAAAGCCTTCGTGCCTTCTTGCCCGGCCAAAGACATATCAATGAGCGTCTTTTGGAGTTCACGCAGACGCTGCTTCGCACTCGTCGTGCCTTGTGCGGTGGAGTCCTTGATTCCTACTTCAAGGACGATTTCTTTAGTAACTGCCATAGTTTTTTATTTGTCTGCCCATGCTGGTAATCCCGACACAACTTCCAAGACCTGACCTTCCGTCCCGATGCCCAAGTTGACCCAATCGGCTCCGTCCCAATACTTGATGTCCCCTGCCGCATCGCCCGGAGTGAACCCTGCACCTGCTGGACCGGGGTCGCCCTGCGCACCTGTTGCACCCGTTTCACCCGGAGGACCTGCAACCGCTGGCAGTTCCTTGACCAATGGAATTGGAGGTACTTCGTTCGGGTAGTCCGAATCCGTTGCAGGAACAGGTCCGTCGTAGGGTAGGTATCCAATTTGCTTGAACACGAACTCGGTTAAGTTAAGAATCCTGCGAAGGGTTACCCGGCACGGCTTCTGCTGACCTATCTCGTAGTCCCGAATCTCAAGCAGCCTCCAACGGACCCCTCCGTAGTAGATGGGAGTGCGAAAGTCAAGTTGGCTGATGTCGACGGCATTGAGCATGATGGAGAGTTCCAACTGCATCGCCTCACGACTGACGGTTTCTTGGATGAAGTTCCACCAATAGATGTTGAACAGGTTGTTGTTGGTGTATAGGTAAGGGTCGCTATTTGCGGCGACATTCACCGCATAATACAACTGCTTGGGGATTCCAAAGGCGAGGTCGAAGTTTGCGTCGTAGGGGTTGTCAAGGTGGCTGACAAAGGGCAGGCTCAACAACGATTCTGCGAGTGCTACCGAACCGCTGACCCCGTACTGGTAGGCCCACGTCGTCGGGGCT